ACATCAAGTGATTCAGTCCATGTCGCTACCATTAGATACCACCCTCTATTTTGTCGCTAAGTTCTTTGAAGTGTAAAGGAATAATAAAACCATCCTTAAATTGAAGGTTATTTTCCGCCATTTTTGGATTTTGCCGTAGCATTGCATCATCGGTGGCTTTCAGTAACTTTTCCATTTCTTTGTCAGTGGCTTGTTTTCTACTTGAAGTGTTAAAGTAACCACTATCAGTTTTCTGTAATCCTTGAGCAGTAGCCTCTATATCCATCATTCTTTTCCGAAAGTCTTCGGGTTCTTGAGTAAACTCATCTCGCATTTGCTGTTGCAACTGCTTGTCTTTAACATACATTTCAGTAAGTTGAGTGTGAAAGTTGTCTCCGGCTTTGGTGAACTCTCTCACGCTCATTCAAAGACCACCATTTCAACATACTTTGGTAGGGTTCGGTCAATCTCGGCTTGGTAAAGTTGCACCTTGCTTGCAAGGTCAATGTTTTGAGTTCCTTCGGGAATAAGCACTGAACGGTCATCGGACATGAGTAATTCAATCGCCACCATTTTTGTACAGATGTCTTCAATGGCCTTTTCTAAATACCTTTCACCGTAAATGTAACTTGTTTTAATAGCATTCCATTCAAAGAAAGGATAAGAGTTGTTGAAGTAAATAATACCCATTTCATGGTCGAGCCACCAGTCACGAAGTCGTGCGCTGTCACCGCTACCACTACCACCCTGTAGGTCAACCAAGAGTGATTGTTGAGTGATTGCGCCGGTAATAGCCCCTAAAGTCCCTGTAACGGCTACGCATCCTGTAAATGATGTAGCGGTCTTACCTGTATATTGGAACACATCACCGCTGGCATCTATAGCCACGCCAGCGTTTACGAAACCTGTGGTGGATGCTACATTGATTGTAGTAGAGTCGAGGCTTGTAAAAGTAGTGCTGTTTGTCTGCGTTTGGTCTATCTCGATGTCCGAGGATGTAGTAACCATACTGCATACTTCACCGCTTTTTACACCCCTCATACTTGTAACTTTAACAACACCTGTTCCGTAATCAGCATTTGCAGTAGCATAAAACTCATTATGTAGAGCAACATTTGATGTTGAACCTTCTAAAGTATAACCTGTACCGCCTGTTGTTAAGAAGTCAACAGCCGCTTTACTTACACGGTCTTCTTTATTGATTAAATCAGCGAAGTTTTGAGCCACGGTAGCGGCATCAAAGTCATCACGCCACTGTCCTGTACCAGTTCCTTGAGCGAGAGTGGCTACTTTACCATTACCGGGCGAGATGTAAACACCAGCCGAGGCAAGGTTGGAAACATCATTAAACTTGATACGGGCTTCTGCCGCACCAATTTCACGGTAATCAGCACCTTGCCACAATTCAAGACGAAGGATTTGCTGAATATTCCTAAAAAGCAGGGGTGCAGTGCCGACATAATCAGTATAGTATCGTCGGCGGTATGGCTTGTAGGTATCGAAGTTGATATACTCGGCTGAAACCAAATAAGGTCGCCAAGCGTTGCGAGTGAGATTGTCTATGCGGTCTTGCATTTTGAGGATTACATGGTCCACTTTGGCCTTCGTCATTCCACGAGTGCGCCCATCAGTAAACGATGCTTGATTTTGCACATAGGTGTTGTCAGCGGCTTGATAATCAGCCGCCGTAATACTACCACTGAAAGCCAGTTTTACACCGCTGGCTGAACTGGTTATAGCAGTAATAACTTTTTCAAAACCCATAGGGTCAGCATCGGAGTATATCAGTATGGTATCACCTACACTGAATCCTATACTTCGATAGTCGCCGCCAGTGACAAACACACCATCAGTTGCACTGTCGGAACTTACAAGAACAGCCTCACTTGGGCCGATGTCGAGTAGGTCAGCGACTTTTTGGGCGGTAGTGTACACAGTCTCGGAGGGGTAAAGAGGCCGAGTTTCCGGCTCACCGGGACTGAATACTATTGGCATACATTACCCTCCCTCACGCCTTCATACAATCAGTACACATACCAGCATTTTGTATCATAAACAAATCATCTTCGTCTTGACGGTATATTCCTTTTCGACATTTTGGACAATGTGTATCGTATTCTTGCCCCTGCCAATCATACGGGTCATTTTTCAATATACTCCAAGCATCACGCATAGGAACTTGGCGGGAGGTCATGATACGGCGCATGTGTTCAGCCTCTTCATCGGGGTTGAACTCTTCTTCTTCGGGCGGCATACCATCACGGAGTTTGCCTTCACTGTCAAACAAATTAGGCAATTCTTCTCCGGGTAATTTAACACCACCCGGATAACGAGCATCCCTTTCTATTTCGCTTTCATTCTTACCATAAGTGCGTAATTCTTCTCCATGGTGAAAATCCGCTATTTCTTTATCAGCCTCGTTGTCAAAAGTAGGTTCACTAAGTGATTCTTGGAGGTTTTGCCCCTCAAAGGGTAGCCTCTCGCCCATAAACTTGAGTCCATGCTTCTCCGGGTTCTCTACAGCATCTCTCATGAGCATATCACGAGACTGTGTAAATTGTTCACCTTGAGCATCGCCGCCAGCATCACGAAGAGAAGAAGCGGCTTGCTTGTTCGCCCATTGTTGAAGGCGCATTTCTTCACCGTCTTGGGTGAGTATTTTTTGTCGGTGAGGCATTACGGCTTTAATTAGTACTTTCAATATTTCACAACCTGTTCTTTTCGTCACGGTTTCCTAAATTGTATTCCATTGGTTTTTCACAACTACCACATGTGGCTCTCCATAGGAAATGAAGAAAGCCGCAGTGTGTACAGCGTGTACCCGAACCTATGTTCATCACATCACCGATATTACGGTTGCGGTTACGCTGTTGAGATGTAATACCCTTGAGTGGGTTTTGTTCATCGGTTACAGCCGAAGAACCGTAGTCAGTATCAACTTTAACGCCTTGCTTCTCCGAGCGAACCATGTCGCTAAGGTCAAGAGAACGAACATCGAATCCCATACCTACTCACCTCAAGCGAGTTGATATGTCACCATGACAAAAATATTACCCAATACAGGGAATACTTCGGTATCAATTACAGAACTTGTACTGCTTGAATCAGCCACCGCTTGAATAAGGTCTTCAACAGCCGCCGCCCATGTAGCAGGTGCGCTCACTTCTTTAGGTGAAAAAGGGCCGAAGCACTTTACGCCAATTTTAGTCAGTGAAGCCATTTGTCATCACCTCAAGAGCGACGACCGATTGCCAAGAAAGTTCCAGCGATTAAAGGGTGTCCGACTAAACCGGATGCGATGCGTATATTTGTTCCATCAATGTTACAAAGTGGGTTGATAAAGACATCCTGTATGTCGCCAGCACCACCTGTATCAGTGATTGAAATTGGGGCGATGTCACCTGCAAAATTGGCAAAAGCCATATCTATACTTGCGAACTGCGAACTTAAATCAATTGCGAGAACTCCTGTGTCACCAGCAGTAAAACTACCAGTTATAATCATTCTATCTCCAAATACGCTTGGTCGGGGGTCAATTGTTGCTGTGCTTGCGGCCATTATTGTTCATCTCCTGTTGTTTCTGTGGTGTCTTCGACTTGACTTAAAGTTTCCTCAACGGGTGCGGGATTCAAATATTCTTCTACAAGTTTAAGTCCGGCTGTCTTCGTGAGATAGCCACTACCTGTAGAGATATTTTTATTCCTTAACCATGCGATAATGTCTTTACGACTCCACCCTGTGTCGGGCAAGCCGTCATTTCCTGCGTCTGTGGTAACTTCTTCTTCACCTTCAATCAAGAAGTGTGAAGCAGGGAGTGTGTGTCGCCATTCATTGAGCCATTGTTGCTCAACTTCAACAACTTCACCACGAGTCCACATACCCATTGTATGTCGCATTGGTCGTTCAAAGAACGGTCCCAAAAAGGTTACAGTAGGCATTTATCCCACCTCAAGCCAAAACAAGCCAAAGTTCCATTGCGGATAAATCGTCAGTGGTTCCGTCAGCAGTTGCTTCCATGTCGAAGGTCAAGACCAAATCACTCGTGTGAGTGATTGCTACATTCGCTGTTGCATCTGCTCTTTGCGCTACAAACGATACAATTTTACTTACTTGTCCCGAAAGGGTAAGTGTGTTTGTATCTGCTACTGCCGCATTAAGTGTAAGCATAACGAGTCGTGGGTTTCGTGTCCCAACATTGATTGTATCATCATTGGTTGCTTGGAAACCGGTAAGGACACCGGGGTATGAACCCGCCGCCGCACCAGCACCACTAAGCCAACCAGTTTCGTCTTGGTCCACTCCACCTTGTAGTTGCAAATCAAGGTTCATTGTTGTAGTTCCAGTACCATTTTGTACATAGGTAATTCCTCGGTGTGTCATTGTCGTTGCCATATTATGTCATCTCCATTATTTTTTTTTTTATTTTCTCAATCACCATCACTTTAGGTCACGGATTGAAGCGTGTCCTCCGAAGAAAGTAGTCCATAGTTCTCCCATAGTTCGATACATTCCTTCTTGTCCAAGACGGTTGATTGCGAATGGGTCGCCGGTTTCGATACCGGATTCAAAGTATTGCGTTGGGATAGCAGAGGTAATCCGTGTCGAGGAAATACATACGGCTCAATGTGTCTGCTTGAACATCCTTAGATGGAATGATAGGTACACCGTTGTAAGTTGCAACGATAAATCCTGCTTCAATACCCGGTACACCCTTAACACCGTTGTAGGTAGGGGTAATACGCTTCTCTTCCATGAAACGCTGTTGCGATTGTAGAAGTTGTTGAAGGCGCATCAAAGTATCATATCCAGTAAGAATAACCTTTGGGTTTCCACCACGAGTCCAGCACTTTTGGAATATGCTGTCCAAGTGGTCGAGGGAAAGAGTTCGGTCAGTTCCACTGTTTGAGTCTTCTTCTGCAACAGACCAAGAGTTTGCACTTCGGTCAATCGAGTAGATGTCTTCTGCTGAACCAGCAACGAGACCAGTAGCGATGCGGTCAAGAGACTCGAAATCGTTTCCAGCAGGGGTAGCCTTGTCAACGAGCAACATTTTGTTGATATGCTCGGCGTGGTGCTTACCCATTTCTTCTTTGAGGATTGAACGAATGTCGCCCAGTCCGTCATCCTTGTCAGCAAGGAACATTGCAGTTTCGCTCATGTCGAATGTGTGAACAATCGTCTTTGGCTTTGCGGCGATGTGTTGGAAAGTAGGTTTGGTAGTGTCCGGTAGCGTTGCGTTTTCTGCAACACCGCCACCAACGCTGAACGAAGGTCGTTCAGTGATGACTCGCCATCCACTGCGTTCCCAAGGTCGCTTTGGTAGGATTGAAAATGCGTTGAACTCTTGGTTCAATTGCGACCAAACCTTGCGGCCATAAATCGCTTGGTATGTACCTGCTGTGCTTGATAGCATTGGGCTGTCAGCCTTGAGCAATTCGCTACCGCTGTAGGAATACCCCATTGCATTGCCAGCACCGTAAAAGTACCGTTCCATGTCAGTTACGCTTCGTATGTAGTCTCGTGCCATATATTTCACTCTCCATTATTTTTTTTATTTTCAAGCCCCTCGAATTACCGAACCGGCGAGATTGTGTACTTCATCCCAAGACATGTTACTCAAGTCTTGTGTGGATGGGACTTCAACATTAGATGAAGAAGCCGACTTTTGAATTGATGT